AATACTCAAAATAAAATATTATATTATCCATTTTATGATGCTGGACAATTTGCATATTCTGCTATGACTGTATCAATAAATAGTGTATCAAATAATGGCACATCATTAGATTTGGCATTTTATGATTCACAATATATTCCTGGTTTGGGGATAGCACCAAAAGATTTAGTATTGAGTGGAATATCAATAGCCTCATCTGTTTCAGGTTTAACAACAGTTGCATTTGCAAGTAATATGTCATATTCAGGTACTGGTGGAGGATTTAAATGTGCTGTATTAAAATTATCAAATAGTGGGGCAACCCCCAACTTTAATATAACACAAGATAGACAATTTTCAAATTCAGGTAACTGGCCTCCATCAACTATTGGTAATGTTTTATCAGGTACTGTATTAATGAGAGGAATAAGAAGTGCTAATGAAGCAGGTGAAAGAATATTATTAACATCATTAACAAATTTTCAAACGTCTTATTCAGCAAATGATATTGAAACAACATTTTCAGGGAGTACTGTTGCAAGAGCAAATTCATTAGGTTGGATATTTCACGTGGTTAAATAAAATATAAAATTATGGGAACATTATCAGGTCAAACAATTAGTAATACATATGATGGTTTATTGAAATTAGAAGATTCAACGGCTGGTATTACATCATCATTACAATATGTCCAAGATGGATTAGGTAATAATAGTGGAATTAGAATTGCTGAAAATCAATTATTTCATAGACAATTAACCTATACAGATAATTTTAAGCCTGATTATGGGGGAACTGGATTTGGTACAGGAACTGGACCTACTACTCCTGCTGGAATACAAAATAAATTAGGTCATACTATAATGTATGATAAGGGTTTATACACATATTCATCTGTAACATATCATTTAAGCACAGCAACTTCAACTGGGGATGTTGTAAATGTTGCTTTTTATGATGCTCAATTTATTAATGGTTATGGTCTTGCACCAAAAGATTTAATAATGTCAGGTATAACATTAACATCAACAGGTAGCACAGGAATAATTGAAACAGCATTACCATCAAATTTAACATTTACTGCTGGGTCACAATATTATTTTATATGCTATATTATATCAAATTCAGGTGTAACCCCAACTGTTCAATATAGAGTAGGTTTAGATTTTCCAAATAATCAAACCACACTCGACGCTTTATTTGGAGATGCAGGTATGTTAGGAATGGCTTTATTTGAACATACAACCGCAGGGCAATATATATGCAGACCAGGTGGTAGAGCAACCAGTGCTGCAAATACTGGGGGAAATCCACCATATTCATTAGGTTTTCAAACATCTTATACAGAAAATGATATTTTAACATCATTTACTGGTAATACAAGTGTGGCTATGGTTAGTTTTGCTGGATTAAGTTTAAAGACAATATGACTTTTGATAAACAATTAGATATTTAATATTATGAAGAATAGTTTTGACAGAATAGATTTTACAGCAGCAGAGGTGGTTCAATACCAAGAACTATTAAAAAATAAGTCTTGGGTATATTGGGGTAGTGATAATAACTTTCCAAATCACTTATTGGCATTATATCAATCAAGTCCAATACATAGGTCTTGTGTTAATGCTATTGCATATGGGGCGAAGGGAAAACAATTATTAAAAAATGGAGAACCTGCAAACTATTTGATGGCAAATAGAAGTGAAACCATATATGATGTTTATAAAAAATGTGTATTTGATAAAATATTATTTGGGGTATTCTCAATAAATGTTGTATTAGATAATGCTGGTAATGTTAGTGAATTATATCATACTGATGTATCAAGGTTGAGGTCAGGCAAGGTAAATGATTTTGATGTTGTTGAAACATATTATTTTAGTTCAGAATGGAAATTCACACAGAAGTATATTCCAATTGAAATACCATCATTTGATTTATCAAAAACAGATAAGAAATCACAAATATATTTTGTTAAGAATTACACCCCCTCTATGAATTATTATGGTGTGCCAGATTATTTTGCAGCAACAGCCACAATTCAATTAGATATTGAGGTAAAGAATTTCCATTTAAATAACATACAGAATAGTTTATTACCATCCATGGCAATATCGTTTAATAATGGTATTCCAAGTGATGAGGAAAAAGATATTATTTATAGACAATTAGTTGATAAATACACAAGCACAAATAATGCTGGAAAGATATTCTTATTTTTTAGTGATACCCCAGAATCAGCACCAACAATAACACCAATATCAAATAATGGTTCAGATTCTTTTTATACAGGCTTATATCAAAATATTGAAGAAACCATATTAACAGCACATAGAATTACATCTCCTATGATATTAGGGGTTAAAACTGCTGGTCAATTAGGGGGCAGAGATGAATTATTGGATGCTTATTCATTATTTCAGAATATTGTATTAGAACCAATACAAAATGAGGTATTATACCATTTTAACAAATTATTATTTTTAAAAGATAAACAACCAATAGAATTATCTATTGAACAAATTAAATTCATAGGAGATGGCAACGGTATTATTGGTTAGTGAAACAAAATTAAAAGCATTTTCAACCATACATCAGAATGTTGATGTTGAATTACTTGCTCCTATGATAAGGATTGCCCAAGATTTGCATTTGCAAAATTTACTTGGGACAAAGTTTGTAAATGAAATATACAATCAAGTAAAAACAAATACTTTAACCACAGCAAATAAAGATTTATTAGATGAGTGGATTTCCCCTTATCTTATTCACGCTGCTGTATTTGAATCTACACCAGAGATTTTTATGAGAATGTTAAACAAGACAATTGTTATTGGGGATACAGAGCAAGGTAGGGGGATTACTATGAAAGAGATGGCTTATTTGAGAGATATATATCAAAGCAGATTTAACTTCTATGCACAAAGATTGCAAGATGAGTTAAGAAATAGACCTCAATTATATCCAGCATATCAAAGTTACTCCTCGACTGATGGAATGCCCCCAAGACGAGAGACATATATGGCTGGTATTCACTTCCCACCAGGGCAGAGATATCCTCCCAGAAGAGACGTATTTAAGAATTTACCCACATATAGGGGATATGAAAATGAATGTTGCAGATAAAAAAGAAATAGATTATGAATACAGAGAATTTAATGATGATTTTTGGAAGTAATGCAGTTGTTGCATTATTAACTTTTATATTTTCAAGAAGAAAGCAGAATGCTGAAATTGATACAAATGTCATATCAAATTTGGAAAAATCAATTATGGTTTATGCAAAAATAATTGAAGATTTAAAAAGGGAAATTGCGGAACTTAATATTAAAATACAAGAACTTGAAGTTAAGATAGACCAACTCAAAGAAGAGAATAATCAGTTGAGAATACAATTAAATGCTTAATATGAAAAAGATTAAACTAATTTTAATATTATTATTAAGTCTGGGGGTTATGTCATCCTGTAATAATAAATTTAAAAAATATGGCTGCAATATTTATGCTGATTCTAAACCTAAATTAAAATACAAATAAGTTATGCCAATCCCCAAGCCAGAATCAAAAGAAGATGAAAAGAAATACATAGCAAGGTGCATGTCAGAATTAAAGGGGGAATACCCAGAAACAAAACAAAGAATAGCAATATGCCTAAACGAGTGGTCCAAGAAGTAATATGTGATTATTGTAACACATATCAACCAAAAAAAGAAATAAGACAAATATCAAAAGACGTTAATATTTGTTTTACTTGCAGAAAAAAAAGAAATGATTGGGTTTCAGAAAAAAGAAAACATAATAAAGATGCCAAATTTTTTGTATATCCAAAACGACCTTATGTGATAAACATATTTGAAAGAGAAGAAGAAAGAGAAGAGATTAATAAAATTTTAGAAATATTGGGGTATGATATAAAAGAAGATATCCATAAACAATTTTTAGCAAAACATAATTTAAATGAATAAGGAACAAGTATTGGGTGTGTTTAGACACGTTTTAACCTTCATAGGGGGAACATTAATTACAAAAGGTATATTCGACCCAGAATTAGCAAACGAAGTAATAGGAGCAGTTGTGACAGTAATTGGAACAGTCTGGTCACTTATAAGCAAAAAGAAAGTGTCATAATTTATTATTTTTTTTATTTATTTACCTAATAAACCCCATTCAGAAAAAGTTTGGGGTTTTTTTATTTTCTATTTCATTTTTTATATCTTTTAGTATATTTATATAAAAATAATAATTATGAAAGAAATTGAATTAAATCTAAACCAATTAGTAATTGATTTGGACATTATCGTTAAAAACGAATTAAGTTTTAGAGAAGGGGTTGCTTTATCAATTGTTAAGCAATATTGCGAGCATTATGGATATTGTGAATTATCTATTAGTGATATTGCTAATCTATTAAACAGAACTTATATGCACACTTCCAGGATTCTATCCCAATTAAAGTCAAAGAAGATTATCAAAACTGGGTATGTTGATAATAAAAAAGTTTTTAAATTAACATTTTAAGTATGAACAAATATAAATTAATATCCCCCTACCATAATTGTGAGATTATTTTCACTTATGGTAATGCCAATTGGATTGATTCTGATATGCCAGTTGAAATAGAATTAAACATAATTTGGGTAAGTGATGAAAGTCAGTTGCCTCCATATATCAAAGATATAGAAGATATTGAAGATTATATACTTGAAAATTATGATTTATGGATTAACCTTGAAGAGCATTATGATGCATAAAAAAAGGTGGGGGAATTGCCCCCACCAATTATATCACCAAGTTAAATATGAGTAAATTTAATGAAAAAAAACAAGAAGGTAAAGAGTTTGTAATCTTCAATTTATTAAAATCAAATAAAAAATTAAAAGCATTAGATGTATTATTATATCAACAAATAGTTTTTACATCAGCATTTAATGGCTATTCATCAAAAACAAACAAATATTTTATTGAGTTCTTTAATGATACAGAATGGAATATCAGAAAGTCTATTGAAATATTAATTGAGGAAGGTTTAATTACAAGAACTCTAATATCAAATTCTGATAGAAAATTATATCCAGTTAAATTAGACTTTTTAAGTTTTAATGATGATGAACCCTTGTGTGAAACTCAAGGGGGTATGAGTGTGACACAAGGGGGTATGAGTGTGCCTCAAGGGGGTATGAGTGTGCCTCAAGGGGGTATGAGTGTGCCTCAAGGGGGTATGAGTGTGCCTCAAGGGGGTATGAGTGTGCCTCATACATATAATAATATTAATATACAATTAGATAATAATAATATT